CTTACCGACTCAACCATCATTCTGGACAATAGAGAATTTCTTTCTTGGCTGGCTTCGTTTGTGGTATTAACAAAAATCATCAAGGTTTCGTAACCTAATTCTTCAAGTTCTTCTCTGATATAAGAAATACGAGCAACATCATCAGCAGGACCATTAATAATCAATGGACCACGATTCCTGAGACCTTCTTTGCGGAAGTCACTAGATTTTTCTGATAACCTTTGTTTATCCGATAGGTAGTCATAGGCCTGAACTAGGTTGAGTTCTACAATTTTAGACTCAGCGATGGCTTCACGAATGATAATGTCTTTACCTGAACCAGGTCCGCCAGTCACAAAGATGGCTCTAAACTGACCACGGTTTACGGATTCATTTAATCCCATACCAGCACGAACATCGTGCATAAGTTCTTTGGCATGGTTATCGGACACATGGGCAGGAACACCTTGGCGGAATGATGAAAAATCTTTGTTTTTTGCGTGTTCTCTCATTTTGGTACCAGACATACCTTCTGCACCTTCGGCATCAGGATCACGGTGACCAGCGGATACTACTGAAATTTTCTTAAAATTATAGTGTCCGTGGCGACCTTCTACACCATTATATTTGTGTAACAAATCGTGCATCTCTTTAACCCGGTCAGAACCAGCAACAACAGTCAATTTATCATGGCCTTTTGCGTGTAATTTTGCTGCATGGTGTAATATTGTTGGTTCTTCTTTTGAAGATTTTTCAAAATGAGTTCCTGGTGAATACCGTTTAAGGTGTTTGACTTTTTGTTCACCACTTAATGGATTTTTTTTGGAATCTTGTGAATGAGAAACAATAACGACATGATTTGCACCTTGTTTTTCTGCTTCACCACGAACCTTATCAATTAATTTAAGGTGTCCGGTGGTTGGAGGATTCATACGACCAAAAGCCATTACCACAGGCTTCTTTGTGGTTTCTTTTTCTTCGTATAATTCTAAAAATGACTTCATTAATCTCTGTGTCCTAATGTTTTGGCAAAATGTTCTAGATGGTCGTCATTATCTAAATTAACATGACTTTTTTCCAAACCTTTTACACCATCTGGATGGAAAGCAATTGTCCTTGCTCTTTTGTTTCCAGCTTGTTTTTCACGAATTATGAATTTACCTTTGCCTTTGATTGATGGCAGTCCATGATCTGTCACATCTTTATTATTTACTTTATATGTTCCATAACCACTACCCACATGCAAAACATCAACATGGTGGTCTTTTAGGTAGGATACTGCAGGACTCAAATCTGGATGTTTAAATGTAATTGATTTTGCACGACCAGAAGCAGTAGTTTCAATTTTGTGTTTATCTGGATCCTGATGTTTATTCATGTGTTCTAGTAATCCGGCCTTTTCAATTGCGGCCGCATACTTTGGCCTATTTTTTCTTGCTTTATCAGTAATATGCCACCCATTTTCCGGAGTATGGTTAATGGTTAGTTGTCCCATTGCAGCAGTTGTACCTTCTTTTACTTCACCAGAAATAATATTACCTTTATGGATTTCTTTCTTTCTTTTATTTTCAATTGGAACATCTGTACCTGCGGTTGAACCAGCATGACTAGCATCAGCAGGTGTTATGCCTGCTTTTTTGAATCTTTCGAATGTAGCAATTTCATATTTGTGTCCTTCATTCTTAGGAGCTTCGCCAGGCTTACGAATTTTTGAAATCGGAATAACGTGACTTTCTTTTGTATTATCATCAAAAGCATGCACATGAAGTTTTCCATCTAAACGTTCGGCTTTAGTTAATCGCAAATTTGAACCAGCAGGAACTCCATCATGATTTTTATCTAACACATGAGTAAATTCTTCACTGCCCAAGTGTGGAGTAATATATTTTTTTTCGTGTTCGAGTGATGCTGGACCACTTGCGGTCATTGTTCCACGACCTTCCGCTTCGGACAACATTTCTAAAAAACTTTTCATTTCCTCACCTTCAACAAGTTAGCTTTAGCAAATTCAGCACGATTTACCAATTTAGTTGGTTCTCCGGCATGATTCACAACAAAACCTTCTGGTCCGGTTTTCTTGTCGTCAATATGATGTTCTAGACCACCTTCGTGTTGTGCTAGTGTGGATACTAATAGATTTTTTGCCTGTTGTAAATGGTGGTGCATCGCCAAAAGCTTATCATAGTGTTGTTTATTAGCATCAATATGCTGCAAGTGACTTTGGCTTTCAGTATTCTTACGACTTTGAGCTATTGGAGTTTTTAACTTTGCTCCAGCCTTTTTATATTGATTTGCAATATGTTTTTTTAGGCCTTCGGCTGTAGGAACTTCATCAGTCCTAACAGTATGATTAATATATGTTGCCAAATGACCAGCTTCACCACGATGTGGCTCTGTAGCTTTATACATTGTCATTTTGTTGTCGTTATGTATTTTTTGAGCACTAGCCAAGTGTTTTTCAAATTCTTTCTGGTCACTTTCAGAATAGTGAATTTGTTTTGTATCATGGTTAGCTGACTTGTGCCACACATCAGTATGATGAGCAAAATTATGCAAGTCTGGATGCGGATCGGCAGCCATTGATTCCAAATCTTTGCCGTGATATTGCTGATGGATTATGATACCAAGTTTGGATGCTTTAATTTTATCGGCATCAGTACCTTTGGCAGTATATGTAATGGTATTAGGAGTAAATGAAATTCCTTTTTTGGATTCTTTCTTATCACCCTCGGAATACATCAAATCTCCTTGGTATACACCACTCTTGGGTGCAATTTTCTTGAGGTGATTCAAAGATGCATGGAGTTTTTCTACAAGACCGGGTGCGTGACCATGGTTCTTTATAATGTCTTTGTGGTTATAATTAAGTTTTGGGTTTTTATTGAAAGCAGATTTTGATGCAACAAAGAATTTGCCTGTTTCAGGATGGTGTCCAAATACAACGGCAGGAGAGCCATCATATTTCATTGTTAGTGCAGAACTATGCCCACCAGACTTAATATGTTCGTGTGCTTGATTTAAAGCATTATATGCGTGTTCAAACCCTTTGGTACCATGCAACAATGGACGATCTTCAGCATGGTGTATGTGCTTAAGTTTGCCATCGCCGGCCTCTGATTCTTCTTTTAGAAAAGTTAAAAACGACTGCATTAGGATCCTTCTGATATGCAACACACTTTGGTTGCCGGTTTACTTATTTATACAACTTTTACCTGAACCATTCTAAACCGTAGAAAGGTTGGGTTAGATACATAGTCACTTAAATGTTGGGTTTAAAACTTGGTTCCTTCAAAATCCAACCAATAAGTTGCCATTTTTCCTTTGCCTTCCATGAGATAGAATGGTAAAGTATGGACTAAACCTCGACTGGAGTTATAGTATAACATAGTTTTAGGTGCCCTGTCAAGCGAAAACGCAAAATGTGTTGTTCCTGTGTCACCACCAATGAATATTTCGGCATCCATAATGTGGTATATGTTTTCCATAAAGTCGGTACTATTAATCCAATCTTCACCAAAATAAGCAGGTTCTTTCGTACATATTAACTTAATGTACTCATCATATTCTTTGGCATTATATTTTTCAATTAGATGTTGAAGTAAATTTCTTGGCCAATTACGATATTGATTATATGGAGCATCAAAGAGTGGAAATATAACAATCTTTTTCCTCATTTCTTTTGTGTTTGGTACTTTAACCAAATCACCAGATATATCACGAAAATCCCAAAGATTAACTCTTTCCCATTGTAAACTGTCCTGACTTTGATGTTCGGAGAACCAATCGGTTTGTTTCTTTAAGAATTCAAAAAACTTCTGACAATATTCTTCCGAACTGATTGCACCCGGCATCATGTGAAATTTGATGTGTGGTTGATTGTTTACTTTTCTTAAATGTTCAATAACATTACCGACAGCAATTAAATCACCATTGCGAATACAATCACCAAAACAGCCTTTATGAATGTTTAAAATGGTCAAGTTTTTTCTCCAAATCTTTTGCATGAACCAGTTTTGCTTGGCGGTTCAAATAAAAATGCTTCTCAAATACTTTATCAATATTTTTGCCATTATCCCAAGACACATCAT